AAGAATAAACCACGCTCCCCGTCCCGCTCCACGATTGGAAACACATCAGGCACAGCCCAACGTGTAAAATGTCGTTTAGAATCTTTTAGTTTCTGTACAAATGGAACACCACGTACATCTACAGGGTCAAACAAGTTAGCCCTAAATTCTAATAAGCCTAAATGTAATTGTTTGGCTACTTGATATGGTATATCGGATTTACCAATACCTGGACCACCCCATATCATGGTATTAAGTCCAGCTTTCATGTTATCAATTATCTCACTCTTGAGATTTTTGGGTCGTATTTGATGCATACTCCTACTCCTAAATAAAGTTATAAAATCAAAATTAATAAATGGCAGTAAGGTTTTACTGCACACGGTTTTTTACTAGCTAGTCGTAATCTTTGGGTAATTCTTCCCAACGAATGATTAGGTTAACGGGCACACGCTCTCCTAGTGTATAAAACAAGGCTTCGATCCAGCCTCTAAGGTTATTAATACTAGCGTTGGATTCCTGGAAATAGATACGAGCGTATCTTGTTAGTTGTTCTTCTAATGTCTTAATTATCTGTTGTTCTTTAATCATACGGCACACCTACTTGCATAGTTAAAAAAATGTTGATAGGCTAGATACCAGTAAAAGGATATTATTCTAGCCTACCACTCTGGTTAGTACTCCGAACCAGACCAAAGGGTAGTTTTTGTTAGATACCTCAAATGGAAACTTGGGTAACAGGATCACTACCAACCTAATACCAAAAGAAATCTACCAGCCCTTCCCTACGGGGCAGTAGAAAACTTTTAGAGTAAGTTAAGCATTATTAAATATGTCTGCTTGAAACTTATTAGACGCGGTATTCAATGTATTTGCGGTCTTACCAGAGGTATTCGCATGTTGATTGAAGTTCCACTCGGCCAATCGTTGTAGTCTACGTTCAACTTCGCCTTGAACTCTAAAAGAATCCAAACTAGTTGATTTAAGACCAAACTTATCGTCCATTTTTGCACAAAAACCAGAGAGCATTCTAGCTTTACGCCCAAGAGCAATCATTTTTGCCTCTCGTTCAATAAGCCAATCAGGGATCTCTTTATTTTGATCGACAGTAGACATTGAATCTTGATATTCATAAGCAATGCTTACGAATTCAGCCCAAGTTCTAGTAGTCAATTGCAACATTGTGATGCCAGTTGTTTGAGGGTCAATCTCTAAGAGTTGACTGATTCCTGTAACAATGTCATCAATTTGTTTATTGAAGTATTTCTCTTCTGCTTTAGGGTCTTTACCACCAAAGACTTGGTTGGTATTTTCCTTTTGAGCATAAACAGCCATGATGCCATCAACTGTTGCTTTGTTAAAAGTAGGTTTACCTAAATCGTCTAGACGATAGCGTCTAAAGAAGAAATCAGGTAAGGCGATAGCAACTTCTGTTGCACGAGCCTCACTACCTTCTGGGTCTCCCAATGTGTCTGCTCGATGAGCATTCTCGGGGGTTTTTACGGGTGGAAGTAGTTCTTCCGTTTCCAGCTCTGCTGGATCAAATATATCTGCTGGCATATTATGCACTCCTAGATAATTATAATTAACGAACTAATGTTCGCGTTAAATTTAAGTTGCCTGATGAATCAAGCAACTCAAAACTTTTTACTCACTAATCGTATTCTGTAGCTTGTAAAATTTCATGCTCAAGTTCCTCATGTATAACAGTTACTAGAGGTACTCGTTCATAACCTGTCACTACATACTCGAAGGGCTTTGAAATAATGTTTGCACTCATTAAAGCGTCTAGCATGCCTTGATTCTCACTCCAGTCTTTAATAAATAAAGGGACTTTAAGTTCAGGATATACCTTTGCATTGTATCTATATTTATCAAGTAGCTTTTTTTCGTCAGGTAGGTTAACAGTAGCTGTTGCAACGGGTGAACCGTCATCTACATCTACTAAACTAAGAGCAATATTCCCGTCTTTATAAAAGCCAGGGATTACTCTACATAGCCAAGTTTTGAAAAGAACTTGAGGAAACTTTCTTACATCGTCCATAATGAACTCCTTATAGTTAAATTTGTGCCTGCCTGCACTTTTATAGTCGTACCAACCCGACAGGTCAAAAGTTGGGGGTGACTTAATTGTTGTATCTAAGCCAACGGTCAATTATTTCGTTTCTAAAAACTTCGTTGCTTTTATAAAAGTTATAATAGTTTTGTTTACATTGCTCTAAAGAGATTGCATGTCTAAGAGGTGAGTTGAAGTATTCGCGTTCTATTTGCTCTTCATAGCATTCAAGAAAGTCGTTCCAGTTAATATGTTGTGTCATGCTAGTTCTCCATATTTTGCTTGGTCATGTGCTTCAAAATCATCTGCTTCTGGTGCTTCAAAGATATCAATAATGGTGTTTACTGTGTAAAGGTTAGTACAATAAATACCATCAATAAAGTCCCAAGCTAATTCCATTTCTAGAGCTTGATTCCAGTAGTCACGATAGCGTTGGTTAGTAAATACATAATAAGTGTGTTTAGTAGCTATTTTAAAACCAAACGCCTCATAATGCGCTGGGAAGTATAGTAACTGTTGTAAATAATAGTTCATAGGGATTCTCCGTAATTAAATAATAACATCAAAATGGGATAGACTAGTCCTCGTTAGAGGACTAGTGAATAGGACTAATATAGTCTTATTTGCAGGCAATTCTTTGAGCACACCTGATGCACACCTTATGCACACCTGATATTTACAGGTTAACCTAAACTAAAGGTTAAGGTTGAGGGTTTTGAGCCACCCTCGGGGCCTTCGGAGAAATTAAGATTTATCAAACATATCCATTTGTCGATCTTTAGGATCTTCTGTTTGGGTTTTTGCATTGGTTCTAGCCTCTTTAAAGATTTCAATAGGTACTCCAAAGACTCTAGCAACGATTTGCTTAGTCTCTTTATACTTATCAGCTACTTTTAATTCAGTTTTGCCAATGGCTTGGCCACTACTTTGTAGTAGTGAACCAAGCTTTATAGGACCAGGAAACTTACGCATCAGGTGATGCCTCAACTTTTTCCTTCTTAACATAGATAGGCTCTACATTACCATTTATAACCAATGGTTGATGGTCGAGAAATAAAGTAGATCCATTATTGGATCTGCCTATTTTAGGCCAATTATTTTTGATAACTGCCTCTCCATTTGCATCCTTTGTAGTATAAGGACGCTTAACTAGTACTGTATATGACATACAATTCTCCTTGTTGTGATAGATTAATTTTGAGATGTAAATAAGTCTATCGTCTTAATTACACATAAATGGGATAAACTAGTCATGGCTACATGGCTAGTTCTTGATAAATGAAGTCCTGTCGTCCTCGTTAACACATTATTAAACAACCACAGTGGATTGAATTATAACTTGCTCGTCAGCTGTGCCGATTTCTTAGATCGTTGTTCTGTAGGGCATTGCGCGCTCTCGGTCTGCGCAGATGAGACAGGAATTACTGCTACTTCATATATTGATGGATGTGGCAGGGCTGTCACCACTTTCACCAGTCCATCGCTGGCCTATACCTTTCAACGCAGGGATAGTGACGCCAATACAATTTCTTATACTGGATATTGGTACCAGTTACTGCAGTTGTATAAGCTATCTACTTTGGACCGACTAACTTATACACCCAAACGGGATAAACTACCCATGGTTACATGGGTAGTGGTACTACTACACCCTCGATAGACATTGAGCTATCGAGCTTTGATATAGGGGGTGTACCAAGGTGTACCAGCAAATGGGTCAGTAGTGGTACAAGGGAGAGTAGTGAATATAAAGGTGTGAGATAACAATGTACCTTTAGTACCATTACTTTTATGTTAATTAGTATTTTAAGAATAAATAAATAATAAAGTAATACTATATAGTAAGTACAAGTGTCTTTTTGGTGGTACCCGCGGTACTGGAGACGATTTTATGCCTGAGAACCACGGTCCACGGTCGATTGGGTTGTACCAAAACTTTTGAAAAGAGGTGGTACAAGGTGGTACACCCGCGGTACACGGAGCGTGTTTTCTCACCAGTGAGCGTGATTTGTACACAAATGCACGTGGAACACGCACAAATGTACGCGAACCACGGTCTAATTGTACTGGCTCGCTATGCGCTCGCCAGTACGTGGGGATTAGATCTTGGTCTTGTTGATTTCTCTGACCATGTTGTTCCAGCCTCTGATACCTATTTGTTCCACTCTTTTGCTTTGGACTTTAAATCTACGGATGATGATGAGTAGAAGAAGAATAGTAGTGATAATGCCGATAAATGTGAATATAGCCATAATAGGACTCCTTAATTAATTACAATAGAGTGGGATATACATGGACGCGATAGCGGACAGGTGTTGAGACAAGGTTCCAAGGACCAAAAAACGTAAACAAGGTTCCAAATATCAAATCGGGGAAGGGTCTGGGTCTGAACAGCGAAGGGGAGGGAATGAGTGAGCACTTGTGTTATACTTTTCTATAATAAATATTTTAGGAAAAAATTTGCCTAAAAAAATTTGCGCAAAATGTAAACGGGACTTGTCTGTTAAGGAGTATAATCCTACAAAGACGGGAGCGCCTCGTGGGGCTTGTAAAAAGTGTGAAAACGCACAAAGAAACGATCATGTAAGCAGTAGTCCGTATGCGTACATTAATCGTATTTTTTCTAAATTAAAGTCCGCGCGGCAAAAAGAAGAGAAAAACTTTGAATGGGAGATCGAATTAGACCACGTCAAGGAGCTTTGGGACCTACAACAGGGCGAATGTGCGTTATCGGGTGTTTATTTAACTTGGCAAGCAGGCGAAGGAAGACAAGAACACAATATTAGTCTTGATAGAAAAGACCCTAATAAAGGGTATGTTGTTGGAAACGTACAATTAGTGGCCTTCCGTGTAAATGTAATGAAACATACGCTAGGAGAAAGTGATTTCTACTGGTGGTGTAAGAACGTAGTTGCTAAAAAAGAGCAATTTTAACTATAATAAGCGTACCTATGGGTGAAAAAATCGAACAACCTGTTTTAACAGACGAAGACAGAGCTGAAATGCAGTCACATTATCCGTACATGGACATAAAACTTAATGAACTGTCTGTACAAGAAGAAAGATTGATCCATTTCTTCCTTCGAGGCATGTCTAAAGCGGCCGCGGGCCGTGCAGCGGGGTACGCTGACCCAGAATATGTGTATAAAATCTTTAAAAAGAACAAAATACAACAAGCAGTCGCCTATTTCCGTGATGAATTGCGAGAAGAAGTCAAATTTGACCGTGGGGTTGCTACAAATATGTATTTAGAGGCGCATCGTAAATCAGTAACGGCTA